CTATGTAATCAAGCGTCCCAATAATCTTTCCCAACCAGACGATCTTATAGTGGCTTCATATGTAGGAAGACCTAAAACACAAGATGATTATAATAGAAATTTATTTTTATTAGCAGATTATTATGGATGTAAGATAGGATTTGAGAATGATCGTGGTGAGGTTATAGCATACGCTAAAAGATTTAGGAAGTTACATAAACTTCAAGAAGAATTTGAGATGTTAGATAAAAGAGAACTTAGAAGTAAGACAGTAAAACGTCAATATGGTATGCATATGACAGAGGCTAGAAAGAGACAAGGTGAGATATATATACGAGATTGGTTAAATACTGTGCGTAGAACTGACGACGATGGAAATAAATTGTTAAATTTGCATAAAATATATGATCCTGCATTTTTAATGGAGTTGATTAAGTTTAATCACTCTGGTAACTTTGACCGTGTTATGGCCTTTATGATTGGAATGTATCATACTAGAGAATTGTATAACGCTGAAGTTAAAGATGTTTTAACAGATAGAGCTGCAGATAAATGGTTTGACCAAAATTATTATTAAATGAAAAAATGTAAAGACAAAGAACCTTATAACCCTCTACCGGAGTACTTAGCAATAGGTCCGTCAAAAATTCATGGAGCAGGGATTCTCGCTACAGAAGATATTCCGGGAGAGGTGGTTATAGGTATAAGTCATGTTTATGATCCAAATTTTCAACATGATTATATTAGGACTCCTCTAGGGGGATTTATTAATCATTCGGAAGAGCCTAATGTTGAATTAATTGAGGATGATAATGATGATTATAAAAGATTAAAGACTCTACGCAAGATAGAAGCGGGAGAAGAACTTGCTTTAAAGTACAGTTTATATGAGATCTGTGATTATTTATAGTGTTATATTTATAATTAGAAGAGTAATATTTACCTTCGTAGTAAAAACGAAGGCAAATTTAATTAAATTTGTAAATTATGGGATACGATAAAATACCTAGGCAAAAAATGCCTATACGACAAAAAACTAAAAAGTGGAGAGAGGCTTGTGTAGAAGCTTATATCGACTTATCTGATCAAGGAACGGGGTATGCTTCGCATAACGACGGCCTTAAAAGATTGTATGACTACTATAATGGAGTAATTGATGAGGGAGAATATAACCACGTACTGAAACCGTATGGTAAAAGCCGTACTAATTTCCCATCCCAAATGCGTAATTATCCTATCATCAAGCCTATCATTGATCTTCTACTAGGAGAAAAATCTAAACGACCTCTCAATTTCTCTGTAGTAGTCAAAAATGCAGATAGTGTTTCTATCAAAGAGGAAGAAAAGAAGCAAGCTATCTACAAAGGATTAGAACAAATGTTTGTAAACAAGCTAAATGAGAAAGGAGTTGAAACTGGATTAGATTCTCAAGATGTACAACTTCCAGATCATATAGCTAAACAATTTGACGCTAGTTATGTAGATAACAGAGCGCTTAAAGGACAGTCTGCTATGAACTATATAATGGCAGAGCAAGAAGTTGAAGACAAGTTAAATAAAGCTTGGTTTCATTTCTTAATATCTGGTGAAACATATACCCATAGAGGAGTACGTAATAGTGAACCTTTCTATGAAGTTCTTAATCCAATAGATGTAGATTATGATCTTGATCCAGATTTAGAATTTGTAGAAGATGGAGATTGGGCGCTAGTTCGTAAATATGTGCATGCATCTACCGTCGTAGATCATTATTATGATGATTTAACTGAAGAACAAATATTAGAGCTAGAAGAGCCTAGGCATATGGAGGCAGATTCTTATCTAATGTATGCTAATTCCACAGGTAAAAATCCTAATGCATACAGAAATAGATTACTAGAAGTAGTAAGTGTGTACTGGAAATCTAGAAAAAGATTAGGTTTTATTACATACTTAGATCCGCAAACTGGAGCGAGTGAACAAATGCAAGTAGAAGACGGATTTAAATTGACTGCGGAATTAAAACAGGCAGACGCTAAATTAGAATGGTTTTGGGTAAATGAAGTTTGGCAAGGAACTAGAATTGATGGTAGAATGCTTATTAATATTGCTCCTATTGCTAATCAAAGAGTTTCTTTAGATAATTTTTCAACATGTAAATTGCCTATCAATGGTAGACGATACTCAGATGTTAATGCAGAAAATATATCTTTAGTAGCATTAGGTATTCCATTTCAACTTACTTATAATATATATAAATACAGATTAGAATTAGCTATTGCACGCTCAAAGGATATTATCGCCCAATTTGATATTAATATGATCCCTAAAAAATGGGACATGGATAAATTTATGTATTATGTAGAAGGTACAGGTATTGCATGGGTAGATTATAATAAAGAAGGTATAACCTTAAATCCACAGCATCAAACCGTAATGGATATGTCTATTAAAACTATTGATCAATATTTAGGCTTATTAGAATCTATTATGTTAGAATGGGAAAAACTATCGGGAGTTAATAGGCAAAGACAAGGACAAATAGGAAGTTATGAAGGAAAAGCAGTATCTCAACAAGCTATTGTTCAATCTTCTCATATTACCGAGGATTTATTTAAGAAATTTAATAGAATGGAAGAACGAGATATGCAAGCCTTACTAGATTACTCTAAAGAAGCTTGGCATACTGGTAAAAAAACAGCCTTTGTAATGCCTGATGGTACTACAGACTTCTTAAGTTTAGATACTGTGAGTCATATGGAGTCTAACTACGGGATATTTGTTACTGATTCTGGAAAAGAGCAAGAGAAATTTGATACAATTAAAGTATTATCTCAATCTATGGTTCAAAATGGTGTTCCAGCTTCAACTGTAGCTGAAATGATTGATGCGGATAGCTTTGCTATGATCAAGAAAAGAATCAAAGAAGCTGAAAAAGAAATACAAGAGGCTGGCGCTAAACAACAAGAGGCTCAGAATCAAATTGAACAAGCTAAACTTGAGGGATCTAGAGAGGAAAGAGAGAATGATAATATGAATAAACATAAAGATCGTGAGACTCAAATTAAAGTAGCTATGATTCATGCAGAAGATAACAATAAACGTGTAGAAGTAGACAGTGTGAAAGTTATTAAAGAAGTAGGTGTTAAAGATAAAGATTCTGATACCAAACGTCAAGCGATGGAAGAGGTAGGAAGATCTAATAAAGCGAATGAAGACATAAAAAGATCTGAACTGGCTATTAAAAAGAAAGAGGCGAGTATTAAAGCAACAGAAGCAAATATTAAGAGTAAAGATGTAGATAATAAAGTTAAAATTGCTAAACAAAAACCTAACTCTAACGATTAATGGAGACAGATCAAAAGTTTGAAATAATAAAAGCATTATTAGCCCAGGGATATAAAGGTTCTATTGCTGAAGTTATTCAAAAAAAGGAACACGAGGAACTACAGGCTATGAAGGCTCAGGAGCAAGCTCAAGCTGCTCAACAAGGACAAAATCCTAATATGCCTACACCTGCTCTTGCGGGAAATATGCCTACTCAACCTCAACAATCAGCAACTGAAAGAAATATTATTCAACCCGGTCAATACAAAAAGGGTGGAGTAAAAGATAAAGAAATTGGCGATGATATTGGTTTTGATGAGCAACATAATATACTTTATAATAAAGAGATTCAGAAAGCTTATGAACAACAAAGAGGAAGATATAGTCCTAGTTTTATAAATGATCCAGAGAAATATAAACAATGGAAACAAGATCAAGAAGAATCTGATGTTAGGCAGGTTAAATCGGGGGGAATTAAATTAAATACTAGGTTAGGTTCTGACTGCAAAGAATGTGGAGGAGTAAGAAACTATGGGGCAGGAGGAACTTATGGGGGTGGTGATGTTGGAGGTGATCCAAACGATCCAAATAATACAGATGATCCTTCTACTCCTGGCGGTGGTAATAGTTCAATGTATAGTGGACCTAGTAATAGTGGTACAGGATCTTCTAATTATGACGGAGGTCAACCTCAATGGTTGCAGAATGCAGGAAATTTTTTCTTAGATAAAATAGGAGATCCTATTTTAAAATATGGAGCCGGTATGCTGGGAATACCAGGAGGTGATTATAAAGGCTCTCTAGATAGATGGAATGCACTAGATGCTAAAGGAGGAATGGGGGCAGTAGCTGGGGACATGTTTGGGCGTATGGCGGGAGCACAACTAAAAGGAGCAGCATTAGGACATATTGGTGGAGGTATAGGTAAACAAGTATTACCTCATTTACCTGGAGGTAGCTGGCTTTCTAATAAATTTGGTTGGAGAGATGGAGGAATAAGAAGATATGACGACGGTGGAGTAAAACTTAGTGCTGGAGCTGAAGGTACTATTAACTGTGGTCCTACTGGTAGCGGATGTAGGGGCAAGGAAGCTAGACTATCATTAAAACCTCAGTTTAATATGTCTTATAATACTGGGACTAAAGATATTGGGGGAGGTTTAGGACTAGGTGCTCAATCATATATAGGAGGATGGGACACAAGAGGTGGCGCTCCTACTATTGAGGCAGGAGTAAGAGGAGAAGGATTAGTAAATGCTCAAACTCTAAAAGATTATAATCCAAAAACTAGCCTTAGTCTAACAGAATATATTAAATTAGGATATACTAAAAAAGGTACTTCAGGTGCTCATGATTGGTCAAGTGATAATGCAGGATTTAATGTAGGAGCTTACGGTGATTTTGATTTAAAGAATAAGCAAATTAAAGAAGCTGGAATATATGGTGGTTATGGGGCGCTTCAAGGTAATATAGGATATAGTCCCTCAGATAAAATGATTAAAGCTGGTTTAGCTTTAACAATAGGTAAAAAGAAGGGAGGAGCAAGAGAGTATAAAACAGGTGGTATAGCAAAAGTTCTAAAAGGTGCAAATAAATTTATAAGTAAACCGGAAAACGACAATACAGAAATTCTTGAAAAAACACATAGTGAGATGCTACCATTTAATTTTTTTCCTGACCTTGAACTTCATACAATGGAAGCTGATGCTACCTATGTACATATACCTGAAATTATTCTGACTGAGGAAGAGCACAATAAGGAAGAAGAAGATAAAGAGAATAGGTTGGTACAAATTGAAGAAGAAAATGAAGGTATAGATGAACAAACACTAGAAGAACTTAAAGTAATCCAAACTAATCATAGTGAGAACAGAGATAAGAATAGAAAGAAGAAGATAGTAGATAAAGTAAAAGAAGAGACAAAAGCTACAATGGAGTCTTTTTATCAACAGTATAATAAAGTAGATTACGATGAAACAAGTTCCAATAAAGTAAAAGCAATTCAACAAGTTTTAATAGATGATGGATATGATCTAGGTGCTTTTGGGGCAAATAAAGACGGTATTGATGGAAAATTTGGAAATAAAACAAAGGTAGGTTATCTAGATTATATGCAAAAGAGATTAAAAACTAGAAATCCTATTACATTCTCCCCAGAATCAAGAGACGAAAAATGTGATGAAAATGGCTGTGCACAATATGTTCAAGCTGAATTTATGAGAGAAGGATATGATGTTGATTACATGGATGTAGGAGGGGATGCTTGGACTATGTACGATCAAATAGTTGAGAGAGGACAGGGTACAAGTAAATTTAACATATATGCTGGAGATGAATTTAACAATGTAGATTCGGCAAGAGAGGCTAAAAATAAAAGTATTGCGGCATATAAGAATAATCCACCTGATAAAGGATTATTTCAAGTGGGTGATGTAGTAGGTTTAATATATGAAAATTCTGTTAATTGGGACAATGCTTATAAAGGCACTAAAGGTAATCATCTATATGGCGATAATATAAAAAATAGAACTTATAATAGTCACGTTGGATTTGTATCTGGGTTTGATGACGACGGTAATCCTATAATCTCTCACAATGTAAATGGTAGAGTTTACAATGATAAATACGATAATATTAAAGGTGGGGGTGTAGCATGGATTGCTTCTCCTCAATCAAAATCTTCTCATAAATATGATTATGCTGAGAATACCACAGAGCATGATAACTCGAATCAATTAACATTCTTTGACAATAAAAATTATGAGGGAGTGTTGAATGTAGATGGTTCACAGCACACATATTCTGAAGAAGATAAAGATATTCAGAATAATGCAATTAACTTTGTTAAAAATAATACACCTATAATTCTAGATGAACTAGAAATTACTATAAATGGTGATGATGGTGCTACATGGCTTCAAGAAGCTGTTATTGGAATTGCTATGCACGAGACTGGTGGAGGACAAACAGAAAAAATGCCTCAGCAAGAATCCATAAGAAAGAATCGAGTATTAAAAAACTTAGTACCGTTTTCTGATGATGCTTCTTTAGAGGCTGAGACTTATTCATTAGGGATAACGAAAACAAAATTATCTAATATGGGTGGTGGTTCTAAAGACTATTATGGACTTAATGTAAATAATATAAATACTGATAATAATAAAGTTTTAGCTATAACAATAGATAATCTTTCTAGAAATTATGCTTTAATCACAGGATATGCAAAAGATAATCCTCAATTAGAATTAACCGAAGAGGATATTAGAAATATGACAATTCTGTCTCATAATAGAGGTTTATTATCAAAAAATAGTCATGGTGGTGGAACCGGAACAAATTTTGGTCAAAGAGATGATATGACTATAGATGAGCAAATTGCTAGTTTAAGATCATTATATACAGGTAATAAAAAAGATATTACTAGTACTAAATATAGACATATACCTGTAGATTCAGTTGGAGAATATTTCTATAATAAGGAGTATCCTGAAGGAGCTGAGACATATGTCAGTAAGATCAATAGATATATAGATAGACAAATACTGACTCACGCTCAGTTAGAAGAAGAGAAAACAGAAGAGGAGAAAAATCTAACCATGTTAACTCCGGAAGAGGGTGTAGTGGTACAACAAACAGCTAAAATGGGAGGATATAGATCAAAGAATGGATGGTAAAAATGTTATACAATAATACAAAAACGAAAAAACCAATCGGTATAAAGAATATCGATATAATTATTAACTTTGTAACCAAATAAAACAATATATATGGAACCAAATGAAAAAATACAGCTAGATGACATCACGTTTGATGATGTTATTGGTGGTGATGGAGTAGAAACCACTCCAATGGTAGAAGAAGTAGAAGTAGAAGTAGAAGAAAGCGAAGATCTTGTAGATCCCGTTTTAGACGACGAAGATGAAGATGATGGAGAAGTAGATGAAAAATATCTAGATAGAGATGATGATGAAGACGATGATGAAGATGATGAAGACGATGAGGATGATGATCGTGAAGATACAATTGTAGATTCAGTTTTAGATAAACTAGGATATGAAGTAGATGAGGAGTATGATGATACAACCGAGGGATTAGTTCAGATGACTAAAGATATTGCTTCGACTATGGCAGATGAACGAATGGAAGAAGTTCTTGAAAAATTTCCTCTAGTAAAACAACATTTACAATATGTTTTAGAAGGTGGAGATTCTCAAAACTTTATGAATGCTTATGATCCTAATTTAGATTATAATAAACTTAACCTTCAAGAAAATGATGTTCGTAGTCAAAAAGCTATATTAGGGGATTATCTACAAACTAAAGGTCATGAAAATGAGTTTATAAAAGAAATCCTTGAGGACTTTGAAGATACAGGTAAATTATTTTCAAAAGCTGAGGCAGCTAGAAAAGCATTGGGAAAAAACCAGCAAGCACAACGAGAACAATTATTGGATACTCAACGTGAAACTCGAGCAGAAGAAGCAGAAAACTTAAAAGAATTCTGGGATGATGTAGCTATTACTATTGAGGAGTCGAGAGAATTTGCAGGACTTCAAGTAACCGAGAAAGATAAGAATAATTTTTTTAATTATCTATCTCGACCAATAAACAAAGATGGTTTTACACAACGAGATGTTGATCATCAAGAAGCTGATATGGAAGTAAAATTAGCTATTGATTATCTTATGTATAAAGGATTTGACCTTAATACAATAATTAATACAAAAGCACGAACTAAGAGTGTTCAATCTTTAAAAGAAAGAATCTCTAGAGGAGAAGAAACTGTAAAAAGTGCAAAACGTTCTTCTAAACGAACTACAAAGTTTGATATTGATGATTTAGATCTTAGTATATAAATAAAATAAAAGTAACCCCTAAGTAACCGGGAGATAGGGACCCATTAAAAATAATTAGATATGCCAAATGGAACAAACATAAGCGTCCAAAAGACGTTTTACAACGACTCGCAGATGACAGACATGAATAGTCTCTCAAATGCATTGTTGCAAAGGCCCACTGAATTATCTCCGATTATTACTCATTTAGCAGGTAAAGATGATAAAAGATTTCCACTATCTTTCTTAACAGAAGGTGTTGGTAATGTTAAGTCTATTGATCGCTTGGAGTATGAATATCGTGTGGCAACACATAGATTAAGAACGAGACCAGTGGTTACGACCTTAGCAGGAGCAGCAACCGGTCAGGGAGGATCAACTTTCGAGTTGGAATTTCCTGACAAACACTTTGTATTTCCTTACGTGATAGTATCACAATCAGGAGTACAAGCTAGAATTATGAAAGAGCCAGAAATGGTAGCAATGGGTACTTCTTTTAAGTACACATTACAATTAGTAAATCCAGATGCAGCAGCATTAGTTGGAGCAGCAGATTGTTTACAAGGAGCACTTTGGGCTCAAATGTACGCACCTGTAGGAGTAGACTTCTCTAGAGGTAATGCTTCAAACTGGGAAACTCCAGGAAAGGTAAGAAACAAACTAACTACAGTTAGAAAATCTTACCATATGTCTGGAAATGCTAAAGATTATGTAGCTGAATTTTCTTTACCTACAAAAGGTGGAAAAACTACTAAACTTTGGATGGATTACGAGGAGTACTTACACATGCTTGATTTCAAAGAAGAATGTGAAATGTATTACTGGTATGGACAAAAAACTTATGATGCTAACGGACATACTTACATGAAGGATGAGAATGGACAACCTGTAATCGTAGGACCTGGTCTATTAGAGCAAATTGTTAATAAAGACAGTTACTCTATTATGACTGAGTCTAAATTAAAAAACCTCATTGGTGATTTATTTTATCAAATGACTGATGCGGCTAAAAAACAAATAACTCTTTATACAGGTACTGGTGGCGCTAGAGAATTTGATGAAGCTCTTAAAGCACACTTTTCAGGTAATACTTGGAAAGTAGGTGGTGAGAACAGATTCATAACTGGTTCTGGTAGATCATTAGGTATGAGTGGTTATTTTACTTCTTATGAGCATATTGATGGACACTCTGTGAACGTGGTTAAATTACCATTGTTTGATCATGGAGCTGTTGCACAAGCTCGTTCGAAGCACCCTGTTTCAGGTTATTCACTAGAGTCTTATAGAATGGTATTTGTTGATCAGTCAAATTATGATGGACAAAACAACTTACAAATGATCAACAAAAAAGGTCGTGAGTCTATGAGATGGTGTGTAGCTGGTTCGGTGATTCCAAGAGGATTTGATGGTAACTCTTCTAGAGCATCTGACGTAGATGGGGCGTCTGTACATATGTTGAAAACTGCAGGTATCGCGTTAAGACGTTTTGATACTTCTTTAGACATTGAATGTACAGCATCTTAACAAGGCATTAATTTGCGTCTATATATTGGTTTTTATTAGAGTTGTGGGGGAAGCAATTCCCCCGCTCCTTTAATTTAAATATAGGAGAGTTATTCTTTCCACCCTATTAACATTAATTAAAAATTAAAGAACTAAATTATGAAAAAAGAAATTTTTCTTAGAAGAAAAGAGGTGATGAACCACCTTCCAAAAGCGGTAAGAGCTGAGGCCGTTAGTAAACTCAGTAGTGTGTATGTAAACAGACAACCTTTAAAAGGGTTTAGTCTAGAGGAAGAAAAAAAGTTTATGCGCGAAATTTTAGATGTTACACCTGATCATGTAGATTGGCCAAAGCATTCTAAACATTTCTGGGCAGAACTTACAATTCCGGTAGGATTTACAGGAGTAGCATTAGATGTTAGTACGGATGACAAAGGAAATCCAAATAGTATAATGGATTATATTAAATATAGATTTGCTTTAAATCATCCTCATGTTGCATTAACAAAGGAAGAAATGAATTCTGATAATCGTAAAAGATTTTATATTCAAGATCTCTCTAGAGAAGATAAAATTAGAAATAATTCTATACAACTTAGAAAAGATGCTGACAGAGAATTTATTAAAATTTCGTCTAATGTAAATAATATGAAACGTGTATTAAGACTTTTAGCTAACGCTAATCCTGATAGACTAACAAGTGAACAAGTTGAGAATGCTTTATATGAAATTAAGAATTCAAAACCTGCACAATTTATTAGAATTGCAACCGATAAAAACTTAGAATTAAAAGCAGAAATTGAAGAAATGGTAACAGCTGGAGTTTTAAGGAAAATTGGTAACCAATTAATCTTTATTGATGAAGTACTTGGTGATACAATGGAGGATACTGTAGTACAGCTTAAAGATAAAAAGAATTCTGGTAAACTAACAATCTTAAGAGCAAAACTTAAAGAATTAGCATTAGTATAATATGAATGTAGGACAAATGCATACAGCAATTAGCCAAGGAGTGGATAAAATTAATTCACTCCAGGCTGATATGCTTTTACCTCAAGAGATAGATATTGACTTAAATAGATCTCAAATTAAATTTATTAATACAAAGTATGGGGGAAACAATACTTATAGAACAGGATTTGAACAAAGTCAAAAAAGAATTGATGATCTTAGATCTTTAGTTAGAGAGTATGCAGCTCCTGTAACTTTTAAAGAGCAGTACAATAATACTATTTGGGTTGATCAATTTCAATTACCTACTGATTATATGTACTTAGTTAATCAACGTTCAGAATTATTTATGGATGATTGTCACCCTATGACTTATAACTATTCTAACTATGATCCTGTATCATATATAGTAATACCCTTTTCAAATTTACATGACGGGACTACCTTTCTAAGTAATTTAGAATTAGTGGCTGATCCATTAAATGGATTACTGGGCCAGACTACTATGTTACCAGGTATTATTTGGGGTGCATATACTTATCCAGCCGATGTAGTAAATTTACAAAATGATATTCAGCTTTCTGGAAATTGGGGAGCTGGTTTTGAATTTTACTGGGAGCAATATGGAAATATAAATGTTCCTAATTCTTTTATAGTAATTGTAGATGAGTCAGTACATACATACTATAATTGGGATTCTTCAGTTACAAATGCTGCATCAGGAAGTAATTTAATTACTACGGCTGTAGGAACTTTTCCAGCAAGTACAGGATTAGCTGATTCTATTAATACTTTAGCATATGGACAATATACTGGAACTGCATTAGGAATAAAAAGAATTCCTGACGGAGGACAAAGAGAATATTCTTTAAATAAGTTTGTACAACAAGACGATATAGCCAAACTATTAGATGATCCTTTTAATACAACTAAGTACACAGCTCCATTAACAACTATACGGGGTAGGTATATA